GATTCCATAAAACGGTTGTTATACAACGTTAAAAGATCCTGTTCCCCCTTCATAAAGGTATAGGCTTCCACCAAGCTACCGTAAAGAAGCGCCAATTCTGCGTTGGTCCCTAACCAACTCGTTCCGTCAGAAGTGGTTGTAATAGAAGTGGGACGATAAAAATAATGCAATTCCATCGTGTAAGAGGAATCCGGGGTTGGAGCCAATAAAAAGGTCGCATCATCCCAATCAGCATAATACTCAGGTACTCCCGTAGTGGTTGGGTTAGGCGTAAAATCCTGTAAAAAAGTTACCTGTTTATATAGCAAAAATTCGTTCGCAGCATCCTTAACCACACTTAAAGAATAAGGTGCCAAATAATCTGTGGGTTTGCCTAAAAATTTATTGGAACTGCTTGATGTTCCAACTGAATTTTGACGAAAAACGTCTAGCTGACACTCCTTTAACACCCGTTCTTCCGCATTTAGAATGAAGCGGGTTAATTGGCTCACGAAGGTACTTTCAGTATTATCTGTATAATCCTGAATAGCCGTTTTAAGAGTGGTGAATGTAACAGCCATGTTACGCGCTCAAAGTGACAGGACCGGCAGATGCCGCACCTCCACCCCCTTTTATCACCCCTCCGGATGTTTCCGAAGATCCACTATCGCTTACGTCAAAGGTATACTGATCGTCATTCACTTTTGTAATGGAATAGCCACTTGCATATTCGATAGCAGCCGCCGTAAACCCAAATGTTGCAACGTTTCTAAAACGCACCGTGTCTCCTGTCGAACGTCCGTGCCCTGGTTCAAATACGGTAATTACGCTGCTTCCAGAAGCCCCTGTTGTAAAAGGATTAAACTGCAAAAGAACTACAACAGGATTTTCTGTGCGGTCTGGACGAGGATCTCTCAAAGCTTGAGGATCTCCTACAACGCGCACTGGGTTAAGTTGAGGTTGTTTAGCTTCCCATTCATCGTAACCCACTAAAAATCCAGTCCATTCCTTCCGCATATGCCTTAATTTATATGCGGCTCCAGATCGATCTGAAATTCCCAGGGCATATTTATTAGAAGCATATTTTGCCATGATTACCCGGCATTTAAAAAAGTATATGTTGGAACCAGAGTAATGGAGGGAATGTCCCGATCTTCTTGAGCGGCTCGTTCAAACTCTTCTTCGTACAATCCTTTAAGAAGCGCAACTTTATCCGGCACTCGTTTAAGGGCCAGATAATAAGCCAATCCAGCAACCAAGCAGGGGTAAAAACGAAACGGCATCTCAACCGTATTGGCTGACGTATCCGCATCATCCATGCGAACCAATCGATCATAGATTAATTGATCCGTACTATTTTCCGGAGACGGCCACACTAAAACAACCGGCGTAATTTGACGATTTACATAATATTGAACAGGTCGGCCAGTTGTAGTTTTGTCCGGAATCGTCAGGTAGGTATCACGACTGACGCTATTAATGGAAATATCCTGTCCGCTACGTCTAATTACCGCAGATAAGGTATCAATTGTAGCTTGAACATTTTCCAAGGAAACAACAGAAGAAACCGTAGTGGTAGCTCCACTTGTGCCACCCGTAATGGTTTCTGCGGCTGCAAAAGTGCCGGAAGGAACCGTAATGGTCATGGAAGTCGCTGTAGGCGTCGTAATAATCGCCGCTGTAGCCGCGCTAGTACCCCCGGTAATCGTTTCCCCTATAGTGAAACTGCCACTGGCCGCTACACTCAGGGTTATGGTTCCGACAGGATATTCAATGATTCCAACGATAAGGTTTTGAGTGACCTGCTCAATGGTCCATTGATTAAGACCACGGTTAGCCCAATCTGCAAACAGAAAATTCAAGGATCGACGTGCGGTTCTCGCATCGTAACCAGTGCGTAGTTCCAACCCGCAACGTTCAAAAGCCTCTTCTATGTATTCTGCTACATTAGGCTGAAAATCCTTAGATGCCGACACAGCCATGAGAAAAGAAACCTTTCATACCATCCTCACAGAATGATCAATAATCTTTGATCATTCTCAAGACCACATTGTAGGAATCTCCCGTGGCACCAGCACCTGTTGTTGTAAACAGTACATCTCCTCCAGGACTCGTTCCCAAACTAGAAGAAATACCGCCAAAGGCACTCATGTCTATGTGATCTGTGAAGTCCGATGGAAGATGCATCATAAAGACATCAACAGTTGCATCAGAAAGGATTTCTACTGTCATACCTTGTGTAGAATACCACACCTCTGCAATACGAACAGCGGTACAGGCGTCCCCATCAGTGCTAGATTCTAACGCAGATACGTCCACTTTCGTAACGGCAGTTTCATTACCTCCGTCAACATACTGATACGTAAAGCTCATCACCGCTTGTCGTGAACCATCAACAATGGTGGTCGATGTCACTACATCTGCCATGGGAGATCTCCTATTCTTTAATCAACCCGGAAAGCACCATCGACTTGTGTTTAGCACTACCGGGAGGCGGAATCTCCAAAGAAGCCTTTTTCTTTCGTCCTGGTTTCTTCTTTTCCGTCCAAGCTTCATTTTCAGGCGTAGTTGGATCGTCACCAACAAACTCTCCTGCGGTGGTCCGTGTTCTGGTTTTTACCATGTCTCACCTATCACGGTTGCTTGCCGTACTGAGTCATGCCATCCGTGGTGCGTTGTGCTGCCGTCAAGAGGTAGTCACAATCAACAACGTTAGCGACAGCTTCACCAGATACAGCAGCAAGCCAAGTAGTCATTTGAGCCGTTGGGATAGATGTGGTGGAAGAAGTCGTTGTAACCAATTTCCGGTCAACATAAAACTCAACGATTCCTGTTCCACGTACAATGAAGCCCAGCCGACGATCACCACTAATCGTACTCCCGGTAACCGAACCATCAGCAAAATCAACGCCCGTATCAGTTTTGGTTTCAGTCCCGCCATTATCCGTAACAGCGTAAATATCTGCTGCTTCATCAACAACAAGGAAGCCGATCTGATTATTTGTGCCGAAAGGAACTGATGTACTCAAGGTGCCATTCTCACAAAAACCAACAAACATATCCATTTGATCCGCATCAGACATAATGATGCGGGTTTCAAAGAATATATTCTTATTGGCTTCAGGCCCCCAGACTTCGTTTCCTTGAATAGACGCACCAGTGTCATCTGATCCAGAACCGGAAATTTCATACCATCCGCCAATGGCGTCAGCTTTAATGGCACCTGTGCCACTGGTGAGTTGTGAATAGGTCCAATCATTGGTGCCATCCACCGCAATCCCAATAAAATCTTCATACTGGAAAACATAATCAGGATTGGATTGGATTGGCAGATTAGTGAACCATGTGCCGCCAGCGGATTGGGTTGCCCCACCGCTATATGCCACTGGTCCTGAAAAACGTGTAGTACCCATGAGTACCTCCTTACGAAAGGTTTCGCCCTAGAGTCTTCGTAAGCGTCTGCTGGGACAGTCGCTAGGGCTAATATGCTCCCAGAGGAAATGGAGGGGGACGAACCCCCTCCAAACCCGGTTTATGCTCCAGGTGATCCGAAGATACCGCGAGGATCAGACCAACCGAACACATAGCGTTCGCGGGCCTTATACCTAACGTTGCCGGTATCAAAATCACCTTCCATCGAAGTCCTAACGGCAGTCCGATTAAAGCCCTTCATACCATTAGGAGCATCCGTCCGAACAAACCATGCGTCCGTGTCGGTAAGGAAGTGGTTAACGGCATAGCCCTCCGGAAGCATACCCATGTTCCGTAGAGCATTGATGTCGTTATCCGCCGTACCTGGACGTAGAGTTGATTCAAGCAGACGATCAGAGGTGAATTGAAGTTCCTTTGGAACAATCATTCTCGTCCCCTTAACAGCAACCTTCAGTCCGCGCTCATCAACGAAACCAGCAATATCAATGAGAGCTTGCTCAAGGCTAGTCTCATTAAGATCCGCTGCTGTTGAAAGCTCGTTCCGGAAGGTGTTTCCGTTAAGAAGAGTATGAGCGGTTGAGCAAAGCTCAAGACCGTCACCACCTGTGTAGGTGCTGTCGAAAGCGTTATTGAGAACTGCCGCCGCTTTGACCTGCTTGGTTTGGCTCATACTACGAGCCAATGCTTTCGTGTACCTTGCAGACAAACGATCATACAGATTGTCTTCCACAGCTTCTTCCGTGATGGAGAATGCCAAAGCAATCGTCTCCATCGTGTAACGAGCCGTGTAGACTTCCTGTGCATCGTCATAAGTAACAGCAGTGCCTTCGCTCTTCGTCGGGGCGGCTCCAAAGCCACTCAGCATGACCTCTTCTTCAAAAGCACGGTCGGATGTTTCCATATCGAAAATCATCCTGCTTTCGTCGTCATACTGATCGTACTCAAGACCAAACAAAGCGTTAAGGCCGGGTTCTAGCTCTTTAACAAGTTGTGCGCGTGAAATAGCCATGTGTCAGCCCTCCTACAAGCCGGTTGTCGAAATAGTAGTACCGGCATTAACTGAAGAGGCACCAGCGTTGAAATGATTATTAAACCGCACCATTACTCCAATGCCTGAAGCCGTGAAATCCTGATTGTCGGGATCTTCATTCCAACCCAGAATTCTCATCGCAAGAGTATTGGTAGTATTGATACCTGCCACACCTAACTGTGCCGCAGATAGTCCTGTCGTAGTCGAGCCATCTTGTGCCCCATAATTAGACACTGAACTAAAGGGCGCATTAGCAAAAACATGCCCTCGTAAAGTAGCCTTAGTTGTTAGAGACGCATCTGAACAAATCAGAAAGACCTGACTAGGATTGTCATAGACTTGCGCTCTAATGGGGTGATTACTATCGGCACCGGAACCGGGCCAATAGTTTTTCCAAGTGGGTTTTCCGGTTGTCGAATCCACGTATTGACAGCCCCAGAACACACCAAGTTGACTTACCGAACCGCCAGCCGCCGCTCCGCACCGGTCAATATAACCGGTAGTAAGAGGAATGACAGGCATACCTTGGTAAATCGCGTTAGTGTTCCCGTTAGCAATTTCATACATGGTATAGTTGGAAAACCCAGTGGTGTTGGAACCCGTCCCCTCAATCGAAATGGGACGCATTCCAAACGCCTTTTGAGTGTTAGCCATACCATTTGCTCCTTAAACAAAGCAGAGGTTACAAAAAAGAGATCCTATTCACTTTTACTAGGACCACCAAATGATACACGCGATTGGCGTTCAGGTTTCTGAATAGCCATCGAATGATGCTGGCTTTCCTTCATAAGATCGTTGTCAACGGCTTGCATAGCATCGGCACTTTGTAGCCGAAAATATTCCTTCCGTTCTTCAGCGGTCTCAATCGGGATGCGAGCCAGCAACAACCCACCCACTCCAAAGACACCTTCATACTTACCGCTGTCCATAGTCGGAGCCTCAAAATCAGGGTATTCCTCTTTTCGCACCAATTCCCACCCTTCTCGCAGTTTGGCGGAAATATTCTTACGATCATCAAAACCCCTAACTTCGGCTCTTATCCAACGGTGTACGAAGCCTTCTGGTGGATCAGGCGCGTCTAATAAAGACGGGGGTGCCCAAGGTTTACGCTCCGTCTTGGAAGCGCGAGT